TAGCTACACTCTAAAGAAACTTCCCTAACTTCTAAATCTTTGTAACATCCAATAATTTTTTTGTAATCTTTATGTTATAAATTGTTTGCTTTGCTTATCATATGAATAATGAAAAGTGGAGCACCGAAAATGCTAACAAAAACAGAAATCATTGTTGTCATTCTAATGGTAGTAGCCTTAATTTTCATCGTGTATGAGATGGGACAAGGTGGTAGTTGGACTTTATAGAATTCAGCCTTTATCAACGGTAAAAGAAAAGCACCTTCGGGTGCTTTTTTAATGCCTAAAATTTAAATCGAGACATCATCATGAATGATTTTTTCTTAGCAACAAATCGAAGCATCAAAATCAATGACATTGAAGTGCGTCAGATCCAGATGAAAGATTTTGATACCTGGGCAATGCATGCTGAGCCGTTAAAGAACTTCATCAAAGATCAAAATCATTCAGATGAAATTTTGACACAGTTATTTAAATCTCATGGCGTGCAAGTCATTTCGACCATGGCATGCGTCACTGATCTGAACAATGAATCACTGGTAGAACTTGCCGCTGATGAGCAAGGATTTAAAGAGCTACTTAAGGCAGTACTTCTGGTCAATCAGGCTTATTTCAAATATGAAAGACCGAAACGCGGCATCAAAAAGAAAGATGACACCACCTGGTTTGATTCATTCCAGTTTCTGGTATCAATGGGCCATCAGCACAGCGAAATCATGGAAATGACCTACGGTGCATTCCAGTGCTACGTTAAGGCAGCAAACAAGATGTATAAACAGGGAATCTTTAATAACGCCGTTGCAGCGCGTGTAGCTCAATCTGATAAGAAAGGCTTTGAATCATTTAAGAAAGAAATGGTTTCTGATTGATCGATTATCTTCCTAAAGTTATGATGGGAAAATAATAATTTATGGATATGAATATGAAACGTTCTTATATTTTATTGGGGGTATTCGCATTACTACTTTTTATTGCTTTGCCTTTTTTAGCAAGTGATGATTCCGATTCTCAAGCCGAGCCAGTCCAAGCCTCAGTAAAAACTGTAGCCAGCAGCCAATCTGAGCAGTCAAAAAGAATTCAAGTACAAACAGATTCACGTATTGCATTAAAGAACTTTCTAAAAGACTCTGATAGCGCTGAAATAAGAAACCATAATGGTAACTGTGGTGAAGTTAATAGTAAAAATAGTTTTGGTGGATACACAGGCTTTAAGCGCTTTATTGCAAGCCCAACAATAGTTGCCGTTGAAGGTGAGAATATGAATCCAGAGGAATTCCAGAAAGCTTGGAACCAGGTCTGCTAATCTACAGATCATCGTGATTAAGAAAGCATTATAAGGTGCTTTTTTAATACCTAATCTATACCCGCTTTGGCGGGTTTTTTATTGCCTAAAATTTAGAGGTCAGCATGTCTGGTAAAAATTTAACATTCAAATTAATCATGGATGCCGACACCAAAGGATTTGTTGGCAATATCAAGCAGTCCGAAGATGCGGCAAAGTCTGTTTTTAGCGCAATAAAGCAAGAATCAGAGCGTTTAAAACAAGCAACCACTGATGCTTCCAAAGAGATGGGAAATATTATCCCAAAAGTAACCAGTGAGTTAGCAGACAAGCTTTCCCAGTCTCTAAATGCTGCTACAGGCATTATCAAAGATGCTGGTGATAATGCAAAATCCACAGCGGGGAACTTTACAGATTTTGGGAATAGAGCCGAGAAGGCATTAAGCCAACTTAAGGGGGATCTGGCTCAGGCTAAGCAAAACCTTGAAGCATTTTCAAAAACTAAAGCATCACCTGCTGATATTGAAAAGGCGCAGGTTCAAGTTGATCAACTAGAAAAAGAAGTACAGCAGGCAGATCAGGCTTTTAGTGGATTTCAGGCAGAAGTAAGTAAAGCCAGCAATAGCTTAAGAGAAACAGATACAGCAGCTCAAACGGCGCAAAAAGGTATTGGGGCTCTAAAAACTGGATACACTGCTCTTATTGGGGTGATGGGTGGTATCGGTATTGGCCTGGGTCTTCGTGAGTTGGCTGAGGCTGCCGACTCATATACCAACCTATCGGTACGCATTCAAATCGCCACTAAAGAGGGTGGTAATTTCCAACAAGCAATGGCAGGTGTTCACCAGGTAGCACTTGCCACAAATTCTAGCTTACAGGCAACAGGTGATTTATTTACTCGACTCAATACAGTCGGTAAAGAAATAGGGATGACGCAGCAACAGGCGTTAGATCTCACGAAAACTGTTACACAAGCGATTCAGATTGGTGGTGGTTCGGCTCAGGCGAGTGAAGCAGCTGTTCAACAGTTTATTCAGGCTATGCAGGGTGGTGTGCTGCGTGGTGAAGAATTCAACTCCATTATGGAGAATGGTTATGGGTTGGCTGAGGCGTTAGCAAAAGGGCTGAATTCAACCACCGACGAACTTCGTAAAATGGCTGAAAATGGGGAGCTTACATCTGAAAGAGTTATTAAGGCTGTTCAGAGCCAAGCTACACAGATTCAGGAAACTTATAATCAATTTCCTACAACAATCAGTAATGCTTTACAGCGAATTGCAACGTCATGGCAAATCGTTATTGGTGAAATGGATCAAGCGAATGGATCAAGTGCCACCGTTGCTGATGCCTTGGTTGTAGTGGCAGATAATCTGGGAATTATAAAAGTATTCTTGGATGATGTGGGTTTGGGGCTAGCCTCACTGATTGGTGATTTGCAAGGTGGGATTGATGCAAGCACTATTGAATCCTTCAAAAATGCCATATCTGCTGCTTATGATGCGGTTAAAGATCTGGTAACTCAGGTATATGAGTTTGGTGTAGTTGTTCTCGATACTCTTGGCACATCAATAACAAGCACGTTATCTATTTTTTCCTCGTTCACAGGAGGGGTTTCATCTGCAGGTGAACAAGTTAGCTTCTTGGAGCGAATATTCCAAGGACTGGGAATTACATTTGGCTTTGTAAGCGATGGTCTTACAGCAATCGGTATTATCCTTAAAGTTGCGACAGGCAACTTCTTTATGCTTGCCTCTGCTGCAAACAGTGTTATGGCTGCACTTACTTGGGGGGATGTGAGTAAACAGTTCGCAGCCAATGCCGACTTGATGAAAGACAAAGCCAAGGAGTATTACGCTGAGGCTGATCGTGAGGCTCAAAATTTTCAATCCAAAGGGGTTCAGCGCTTAAATGAGGCAGCTCAAACTCAAGGACAAAAAACTGCGGAAAGATTAGCTCTATCCAAGCAGGAGTTGGAACAATTACTTTCTGATCAACAATTAGAAGTTAATGGGAAAAAAGCCACAGAGTCCGAAAAGCTAAATGCTGTTCAGGCTTATGCCGAGGCTGCTATCAAGGCCAATGGCGGTGTCATGGATGGCGTGATGCAGGCCGATCTATTAACCAAAGGCTACATCGTAACCATCGATGAGGCTGGCAAGGTTAGTGTCCAAGCAAGTCAGAGCGCAGAGCAAGCTGCTGAAAGTGCTGCTAAAAAGGAAGAAGCTCTCAAGCTGGCCAAGGAAAATGTTAAGAAAGCCGATGAGGAATATCTGGCTTATCAGAAACAGGCTGCAGCTGAACGTGCACTTCTGGAACAACAGATTGAACAAGCCAAGAAGTCTGGTGATCTAAATGCCTTAGCCTCTGCCCAAACCTCAATTGATGCCATTAATGCTAAAGAAGCAGAGTTGGCCAAAAACCGTGATTTACGAATTGCTGAATTAAATAAGGCTAATACCGGATCTGGCCAAGTGGCAGAAACGGCTTATTCAAGAGCATCTGCAGCTGCCAAGCTATTTGGTGTGGACCTTGATGTTTCGCTAAACAGGGTCTCCAAGTCATTTTCTAGTTCAGGGAATGAACTGGATGGACTCAAGACAAAGTTAGGTGAGGCAGGGTATACAGGTAAACAGGCTGGTGATGTGCTTTACCAAGCATGGGAGGAGTGGCTTAGCAAGGCTAAAAGCCAAGCGGAGATTGATGCAGCAAATGCCAAGATGCGTGAGTTTGAGGCACAAGGAGTATTCTCAACCAAGCAGGTTGAATTGGGTATTGTTGCAATAAAGAGAGCCACCTCAGAACTACCTGATACCTTGGATGAAACAGGGAAGGCCTTTGAGCGTCTCGGTATTCAGACCAAAGAGCAACTTCGATTGTCGGCTCAAATGGCATTGGCTGATTTTGAGACAGTACGCCAGAGTGGCCAGGCTACTCAAGCGGATCTTCAAAAGGCTTATGAAAAAACAATTCAGCTGGCGTATGCCTCGGGCGATGCTCAAAGTATTACTGCAGCAAATGCCAAAGCTGCCTCACTAGGTTTATCGATCCAGGTAAGTGAAACCGGCCAAGTTTCAGTGAAAGCCAATAACGCTGTGGAAGAAAGCTTACACCGTGTTCGCAATGCCATAGGTAATGCGGGTGATGGCTTTGATGATCTAGGCCGTAGAGGCGTTAGAGCAGGTAACGATACCACTGAAGCGTGGGAAGAAGCTCGCAAAGCAACGGAAGCAGCCATGGCTTCTCAGGGCAAGATGAAGGCATCCAAAACCGGAACGACCGCTAAACACGGGCTTTCTGTTGAAGAAATTGAACAGAGACTTAAGGATATTGGTTATGAAGGTGATACCAAGCAAAAAGCCAAAGAGCTCTTCAGGGATGCTGAACCAGTGGCGGGTGGTTATTACAAATCTGCTTCCAATGAGTGGGTTAAGAGAAAGTATGGGACCACTGCCTATGACAACCAGAAGGCTCTTGGTAATGCCATGTATGTTATGGAGCAGATCGAACGGCTGGAGCAGTATGTTGGCAAGAATGGTAGATCAATCGGATCTAGCAACCTAAATGACTATGCGCCGTCTATTCCTTCAGCGCCGTCAGTTAGAGATATTGACCCTACTCCAAAGACCACAATTCGGATCGAAGCTGCTAATGGGCAGTATGTGGATGCACAGGTTAATGCTGATCAAGTAAATCCATTAACCCAGATCCTCAAACAATTAGGAACACTTAAAGGTTCAACATGAAACTCATTCGCTTAGCAACATCCGAAACCGTCCCATTAGAGGACGGTTTTTTATGGCCTGATGAATTCGCCTGGAAGGCTATTGAGCAAACACAAAACTTCACCATTGATGGCTCTCTAGTGATTCAGGAAGGCAAAAAGAAGTCGGGCCGACCTATTACGTTGCAACCGGCAGATCCACAAATGGGCTGGATCAAGCTGCGTGAACTGCGGACTGTTTTGGAGTGGTCCAAGCTGCAAGGTGAGAACTTTAAGCTGCAGTTTGAGCAGCCGCATGATAGCCGACAATTCACCGTCAAATTTAACCACCAGGATGGGGCTTTAGAGGCTGCACCGGTGAAAGGAATTCCAGCAGTTTCGTTGGATGATTATTTTAATGTGACCTTGCGCTTTACGGAGTTAAACGATGGCGATTGAAACCAAAGACCTGGTGATTTATGAGTCAGAACGCTCATCTGATACACCGGATGGTGGAGGGAAATATAACGGTCAGGTCGTACAGGATGGTTTGAGTAACAACCTGTTTAATGATATCTCAGAGCTGGATCGAACCATGGGCGA